TAGCTCCTTAACTTTTACTTGGTTGCCGATGCCGTACATGCTGTTGGGCTCATCTTCAACAAGTTCTTCCTCTGCTTCTTCTACTGTCGTAGATTCAGTTCTGTGAAACGTCATGCACAACGCATCTGTTTCTGCGTACACGGCGCGTTTGGTGCCAGGCTTACTGCACAGCAAATGGGGGCCTGTTACAAGCTGCGCACCGTCGTCGGTAGTGATTGCTACTGTGCCCGATACAATCAAGTAAAAATGTTCTTTTTTGTGAACTTTACCAACCACCAATACGCCAGCAGGGCGAAAAACTTTACGGCAGTACATACCGCCGTGGAACACATGTTCAGTTTCAGGTTGGTAAGGCTCAAAAGCCATCAACGCGTCTTGCAACGCTTGGACTTTACCTTGCATTAAATCTGAAGACAGATCTACTTGCCGCGCCTCAGCGCGTTCTTTAGGATTTGACTCAACGGCAATACTGTTCATAATCGTAGTCATTCCAAAAGCAGGTTGTTGTTGGACGCGGCTTGCATGATGACCCAGTTTGTGCCATCAGACACCATTGTCGCCCAGTTTCCAATAACATCCAAGAGAATTGCGGTTCCAGCCGAAATGCTGTCAAGTGGCACAACATTATTTGACGCTGACACCAAAAACTGCGCTTGCATATTCTTAAATGTAACCTGTCGCCCAGTGTAAGCCGTCGGCGTTGGTAGGGTAACAATACAAGTCGATCCTGACTTATTGTTGATAACCCAAGATTCATTATCCGCTAAAGTAAAATCCGCCGTTTTAGTAACTGGCGCTGAAATAGTCGAAGTTCCCCACGACGGCGCAGCATTAGGGCCATTGGTAACAAGCACTTGGCCAGCCGTTCCAGGATGGAGTTTTGCCAAAGTGGTTGTGGTATTTGCGTACAAGATGTCGCCAACCAGATACGACGAAATACCCGTGCCACCATTGATTGCAAGGGTTACTCCAGTACCCTCGCCCGTAATCGTGTACAGGTTATAGAAAAACCGATACCACTCCCGCGACATCAATCCTGACTTTGGGTCAATTAGATTAACACGGGGAGCCGTGATCTGAGTAATATTGGGTGTTGTAGCCATTATGCGTTCGTTGGGCTAACCAATAGCTCTGCGCCCATGATTGCAACCTTTACTGGGTCAGTCATTGACACCTCGTAAACACGGTCACGTAGCTTGAGCGTCATGCCAAGCCTGCGCCAAAAGACGCGGCGGTAATACTCGCCGATCTTGCCCATTTGGCTCAAGTGTTCATTCGACCATGTGTGGCCACCATCATCAGACCAGCGCAACATAAGTTCAGGATTGCTGCCTTGGCCTGTAACCAAACCAGTGCCCGATTCGCAGTCTAGTTGCAAGCTGTGCTGTGCCGTGCGCTTGAGGTTATTTGTGCCTGTTGGCAACGCTCTCCACGACCGCAACCACTTCTGAATGCCACCATTATCAGCGTACACATTTAGGTCAAGGGTATAGATGTTGCCGTTTTCATAGTCACCAACTACCGTATTTCCACCAAAGTTGCATTGGCAGTTGCTGCGGTGGCGGGTAAATTCACCTACTGAAGTATCCCAGCCAGCGCGTTCGTGCCACGCTTGGGTAGCCACATCGTAGACCCAAGTGGCGTTGGCAGTGGGGAATGTCAACACATAGAAGGCATGGCCTTCTTGTTGGTATGTGTAGGCCACAGCGTTTGAGATGTTGCCGTACTGGGCGATAGCGTACTCAATGGCGTGGGTAGATACCCGTTGGCCGGTGTAGCCATTGGCGCGGTAGACGATACCTTGGCCACGGGCGTCTGTACCAAGCCAAAACAAGCCGTTGTCGAGCTTTGCAACAGAGAATGCGGCTACACATCCAATTTCGTTAAAAGCGCCTTGGATGCGCTGCAAAGGGAAGTCAGCAGCGCCAGAGTCATACCAGACTTCAATTGAATCAGTGCCAAACAGCCATGCTTCTCGGTGGTCTACATTGATGGCGACTAGCCCGTCTGGCGAACCTTCAGCAGACGCAAAGTCAAGAGGGTCAACTGACGTGCCGTCAAGCAATTGAGTCACCCACACTTTTTGGGAGTTTGGTTCGTTGTAGACAAAATACCCATCCAAGTAGCCCACAGTCACGGCACCCGTAAAGTCGGGGTCGGTGATTTGGGCAAATACGTTGGTGACTTCGTTGTAAATAAATCCGTCAGGATTGCAAGCCAAAAAGATTTGTGTGCCGTTGTCGGCAATCGATACTGGGCCCGTACCAGTTACCGTACCCAGCAAAGTGGGTGTAGCGGTTAATCCAGTGACTTTATAAAACCCAGTACCAGACACAACATAGAAATCGGTGCCATTGGTCTGGTGCGCCCACAGCGCCCGAATTGGGCCAGTGCCTATGGCTTGCTGAAACTTAAGGCCAGGCGCGCGGTTAAGAAACCCAGGTTCTTTGCCGCCTTCAGGAATAACTTCAGGAAACAAATTGACCATGCGGTTATCCGCAGCGTTGATGCTGCGGGCAACATAGCTGGAGCCAAGGATCGGCGTCTTCATCAATAGTTGCCAGCAAAAATATTGAACCGCTGACGTGAGGCCACAATGGCATAAGGCATTGACATGATGTCGTCAGGATTGTTGATGCGCTTCAGATTACGCTTAGAGGTCATTGCAATCCGTTGCACTTGTGGGCTTGGCTCCACGCCAAACTCAGGTGCAATTTCCATTGCCAAGTTGTAGACAAACGCCCGCAGATAGCCTGGAGGAAACAGAATATTGGTTACCAAAGTGGCAGGCTGACTTAATTCCTCAACCGAAATAAAGTGCCATTCCAAGTCCCGTGTAGGCTGCGGGTAAACGGTCATCGTAACGTTAGGGTAGGTCATGTTGACAAAAATGACCTGCGGGTACGTTGATGTAACGGTTTTCACAGCAATGCCGTCGTATTGCTGTTGATTGATAAATTTGATGCCGTAAGACACATTGGTGCCCGCATCGCGGTAGTAGGTGGCGTCATCCAGCAATACTGGCCGGTTACCTACAAAATTACCTGACGGGCCAAGAGTGCGCGTAATTTGACCCGCAGGCCAAGTAAACATTTGATCTTGAGTACTGAAAACAGCCAAACGCTCGGTGTTCCATGAATCAATCATCTGATTCAGCGCCATCAGCGAATCTTGAGACACGGACGCAGAAGGTGTCTCACCTTCAGCCAACACGCCAAGCAATCGCAATGCTCTATTGATTTGATCGCCAGCGGTATAGATGGCCATGTTTATGCTCCTTGTTCGACCACCTCTGGTGATCGGCTACGACGACGTTTGACTTCCAGTGGAGCCGCCTCAACAGGCGTGTCTAAAGTATATCGCACCCAGCCATTTTTTTCATCTTCTACGGCTTCAAGCTCCATGGTCGCAACCTTGGCACCGTGAACTTCATGAGACATGTAAATAACAGCCATAGTTTAAGAGGGGGCTGTTTAGGCCCCCGTTTGGTTAGCTTGCGCCGTGGATGATCGAAAAGTTGATGATGACAGCTTCAGAGTATGAAGTGGCAGCAGTCAAATTTCGCAACGTGATTAAAGCAGAACCGGCAGCCAAATACGAAACGTAAGTGGTGTAAGCCCCCGCCGCGCTACCAGTAGTATTACTAGAAACGCACACAACGATTGTGTCATTGATAGAAATCGTGCTGTTGGTCAAAATGAACGATACAGCAGTGCTTCCCGCCAATGCTGCGGCATCCATAGTAATACGGCCAGCAGACTTGTTTAAAGTCACGCCCGTCGCCTTACTTGTCAATTGAGTTACAGCACCTTGTCCGGCTGCTGTGTAACCAATTTCGCTAGTGGCATATACGGTTGTGCCAACAACGGTTGATGGTATGGTCGCGCCGATGGTGCCGCCGTCAATGTCTTGGTCGCTGTACGCAACGCCAATTGATTTGGTATTACCCATTTTCTAATCCTTTGAAAAATAGGGGCCGAAGCCCCTATTAATTACATCAAAAATGCCGAATAAGCTGCGTCGCCAGTCTTCACAAAACGGTAGGTGTAAGCACCGAAACGTGGGACAGTGACTGAGCCAAAGATCGTAATACCAGTGCCTGTTGTGACCGGAACGGTAGACGATGCGCCAGTGTTGTTGTTGTTGCAAATTGTTAAGCTAAAAGCTGAACCAACTTTTGCGCTTGGGATAGCTGCATCAAGCAACGCTGCTGTGGGCAGAGTCACGGTCAATGTAGCGTCACTTGCTTTTTTGCAAACAACCAAACCAACTGCTACATCAGCCGCAGTCAGAGTAGTGTCTGCGGTCAAAGTAGTAGGGATGGTTTGTACGGTAAGTTGAGCTTCTGTCAGGTTGCCGTCACCAACTTGGTAACCGCCTGCGCCATTAGGTAATGCCATGATAAATTTCCTTAAAAAGAGTTACGAAGACAGGGGCCGAAGCCCCCAATCAATTTAGCCCCACATGCGGCAGGCCATTTGTGGACGGATTGTGCTGAAGCCATACAGAACGTCAATACGGCAAGGCATACGGTCGTTGTTGATGTCGTACTGACGAACAACGCGCAAGCTGATACCGTTATGAACTGCGCGAGCAGCCATATCGACGCCTTGAGGCAACAACAAGTCGGCGGTCGCAAAAGTGATCGCGTCTTTGTGGTAGATCAAGTTCTGGGGGTACTGAGTGCTGGCCGTACCGACAAACACGACGGCTTTGCTGGTAGCAGGCAAAGTCAGCATGGTGGCCAGAGCATGTGCTGCTGAGTACATTGGCGCAACAGTCACAGTAGCAGTTGTGGTGCTGGTAGAAGAAGCCAAAGCAACAAACTGGAACAACGAACCTGTGGATTCACGGGTTTGTGGGTTCACAGCGTAGCAATCAGCAATCGTAAACACGTCACCAACAGCGATAAGTTCACCAGAGCCGACAGTCAATGTCAGAGTAGATGCACCTTCAGTTGTCACGGCAGCGCCAGTGGTGTTGCCAGTAGCAGCACGTGTACCAGTGGTGTGTTGCTTGATTGACTGAGACATGTTGATCTCATCAAAACCCAACACGCCAGTGCCCATCATGCCGTTCTTGAACTGCTTGCTGATGGTGTCGGTTGGGTTGAACAAACCTTTCATGCCTTCGACCAAACCAGCGTTAGCGGCGGGGTTGACGGTAGCGTAACGTGGAGACATCACGGCAGCGTTTTCGTTCAACTTCTGCTGGGCTTGCAACAAGACCAAAGAAGTAGAAGGAGTGGTGCCAGGTGTACCAACGGAGTTACCGATGGTTTTGTAAGCGTTGGCAACGTCAGCATCAATGCTGGAAGCCAATTGGCTGATACGAGGCTTCAACACACGCTCTGCGAAGTCGTCCAATTGCATGGTCAATTCAGCAGATGTGAAGTTCACGCCGATGTGCTTTTGTGAAGCAACAGACAAAGTGGTGTACTGTTCGTTGTCGTCCTGAACTTGCAGGGCAGCACCGTCAGTTACCAGAGCGCGGTCGGGTAAACGGATACGCAGTGTAGAACCAATCTTGGCACCTTCAACAGCGAAGCTGTCGTCGTACTGACGGTTCACGTTACGGGTGAGCACCAGGTTGTTCTCGAGAATCTCGAGAGCTTTGCGGGTGATCATGTCGATCGTTAAGATACTATTAGACATGGAAAAAATCCTTCAAAAATTGTTTAGCGGTTGGCTTGCGCTTGCAACTTTTTTATCTGTCTTGCTCTTTCAGCTTCAATCCACTGCGAATCCGTCATGGTCTTGGTAGACCGTGGATCAGTAGTGTCATAAGCTGGGCCCCCAGAGGAGCGAGCAGTGACGGGCGAAATCGGTGCTGGCGCAGACGTGGTTCGTTTCACGGGAGGATCATTGGCCATCTTGGCCTCAATTCTCCCAATTTCTTTAGCCTGCACGATAGGCGCAAGACGAGAGATTCGTTCCGCTTCCTTGGGGTTGGCACCGAGGTAGTAAGCTACTTCAGGGCCAATATCCGAGGCTCGGATCGACTCAGCCATCACGTCTGTGATTGAAAGTTTCGGGTTGTAGGCGACTTGTTCAAAGTCGTCGTACTTACTCCGAGCTTCTTCTTCGCGTTCGTGATAAGACTCAAGAATTGCAGATTGCTGCCTTGCTTGTTCTCGCTGGGCTAACAGTTGTTCAGCTTTCTGATAGGCCAATGCGTCTGCATAGTCTTCAGGGCTGTCGAACTGATCGACCGGCGGGATCGTTGCTGGCGCTCTCAGCGTCTGGGCTTCCGCTTGACGTTGAGTCTGCTCTCGTTCCCACTTACGTTGTTCTCTTGCAAGCCTTTTGCCAATTGCTGCATCAAGTTCTTCTTGGGTAAAAACCCGTGAAGGCTCTTTTGCTTCATCAGCGACTTCCGGCGCATTTACATTTGCTTCAGGAGTGGCCGTCACTTCTGCTGCGGGCGCGGAGTCTACTTCCGCTAAGGGTTGTTGGACTTCTTCAGTCATTTTTGAATCTCAGTGATTCCCTGGTGAGCGCGCCAGTACGGTTTTCACAAATATATCAGATATTTTGTTTAATCCAAGATGTTGTTGATTCATCCCAAGAATAAATTCCATCAGTCGGCATGGCAACAGGTGCAGTCCAGTTGCAAGTTTCTTCTACCAACGTCCATGAGGGGAATGGTTGTGGTGGAATAAAAGCATCGCGGGATTCGTCAAAGGTAAAACCAATGCCAGCGTAGTTTTTGCGGATATTGCCGTTGTAGCTGGTTTGTTTCCAATTGCCACCAAACAAACGCTCACAAAATGCCGCGCCGATGTATTCTTTTTCTACGCCATCAGCACTCGCTGTGTCAGCATTGGCCACCACAATAACTTGCGTGACAATGTTGTTTTCAATCTTTGCAAAGTGTGCCATTAGTTTTTCCCCGAAAGTTTTTCAATTTGTTCAACTGTCCAGATGGTTGGGATTGAGTCTTCAAACGCTTTAATTTTTTCCATTGTTTCGTCAATCTCTTTCCATGTTGGACATGGGCGGTCATCTTCCCATTTTGTAATGGTACGGTTGTTAACTTCCCACTTTGCGTTTGGGCGTAGCAATTGCATTGCTGTGTCAATGCCGTAGAGTTGATAGATTTTGGTCATATCAATTTAACTTCAAAATTACAATCCCAGAGCCGCCAGCAGCCGCTGGTTGTGGGGTATTAGAGCCACCACCGCCACCACCGCCTAAATTAGCAGTACCCGCAGTTGCACCACCAGTTAAATACTGTGCGCCAGCACCACCACCTCCAGCACCACCAGAACCACCAACACCAGCGGTAGCACTTGCGCCGCCGCCGCCTCCAGCATAAGTGACGCTAGAACCAGAAATACTAGACGCTGTACCAGCCCCGCCAGCACCGCCGTTTATGGCAGTTGCATTTGCACCAACTGCACTTGCACCGCCACCGCCACCAGCAGCAGCGCCGCCACCGCCGCCGCCACCAGTGCCGCCATTATTTCCTTGTCCTACTGTGCCGGCTCCAAAAGTTGTACCACCCGCTGTTGACGCAGCCCCACCGCCCGAACCGCCAGCAGCCCCAGACGCTGGATTTGAACCACCGCCACCGCCACCACCACCGCCTGTTGAGGTAATGGTAGAAAAAACAGAATTACCGCCGTTAGCCCCCACAGTTCCCGCTGAACCAGAAACAGCCCCGCCAGCGCCAACTGTAATTATGTAACTTGTTCCAGCGGTTACAGCAAAAGATGTTGCAGTTCTAAAACCGCCAGCGCCGCCGCCGCCGCCTGTTCCAGAACTGAAATTTTCTCTACCTCCACTACCGCCGCCAGCCACTACAAGGTAGTCAACAGATGTGATACCAGTAGGTGCTACCCATGTTGCGGTAGATAAGAATTCAATGACCTGACCTCTAGGCATGATGTATGAAATGATGACGATGCCTGAGCCGCCATTGCCAGCAGTTGCAATAATGGTGTTGTTTCTTGTCCCACCACCACCACCGCCTGTATTAGGAGTTCCTGCTGTTCCATTATTATTTCCAGATGCTCCAGCGCCGCCGCCGCCAGTACCTCCAGCACCAGCAGTGTCTCCACCAGCACCACCACCCCCACTATAGGTGACGGATGACCCAGAAATACTTGAGGCAGTTCCTGCACCGCCAGCGCCACCCACTGTAGTAACCCCATTAACACCAACAGCACTAGCACCGCCACCACCAGAACTTCCAGTAGTTCCAGTCCCCGCTGTACCACCGTTATTTCCTTGAGATGGAGAAGTGCTTGGAGTATTTCCTGAGCCAGCCGCACCGCTTCCAAAAGACGACCCTGCACCGCCACCACCCGACCCACCAGACAAACCAGTATTTCCAGCTTGTGCCGCTGCACCGCCGCCTGTGGACGTTATACCGTTAAATACTGAATTACCCCCAGCAGAGCCTACAGTTGGGTAAGTTGCATTTGCACCGCCACCACCAACAGTAACTGTATATGTCGTTCCCGCTGTAACAGATAAAGATGTTCCTGTTCTAAAACCTCCAGCACCACCACCACCATTACCACCAGGGCCACCACCAGCAACAACTAAATAATCTACGCTAGTGACACCAACAGGGCATTTCCAAGAACCACTTGCCAAGAATGATTCAATGACGGTGTATCCACCAGCGCCGCCGCTAGCAAGAAAGAAGTTTTTAGCGGCAAACATTATGGTGTGTATCCTTGGGCGATTGAACCATACCAGTTTGTACCGTCAGCAATAAAGGTCAGAATGTCCATCTTGCCAGCGGTTGCAGTAATTGTTGGCGCGCCAGCCGTACCCCATTTCACACCTGTGAATGTCGCTGTGCCGTTGCCGGTGGCTGCTGCTTGTTTAAGCAACAGCACAAAAGACTTGCCCGCAGTAGCTGTTGGCATTGTAAACGTGCAAGCCGTAGATGCTGTCAGGGTTGCAGTTTGCACTGTACCGTTGGTTAACGCAAGGGTGTTTGTAGTGGTCACTGTGCCAATCGCAACAACAGCCTCAACATAGTTGGTCACTGTTGGATTGTTAAACAGACCGTTGGCGCTTACCTTAACAGTTGCGCCGCTTTGCACAATCGGCAATACCTCAGTGCCTGCAAGGGGGACAGACGCGCTCGATAGAGCAGAGATTTTTTTATCAGCCATTTATCACTCCAAAAGAATTAAGCCGCCATCTTCTTGCACAAGATTGTCGCCAATTTCGGTCAAAAGATTGCCCTGCACCGTTGCACTGGCATACCCAGACAAAAGGGAAATAATGTTGCCAATACCGATGGCAACACCGTTCCGAATAGGGATGCCAAAGTAACTCATTGTGAGTTCATTGGTTTAGCGTACACCGTGCCGCCAGTGGACACTTGGATCGCACTCACGCGCCATTGACCGCCAGTGCCTTGTGGCACTTTAAACGGAATAGGTGTAAATGGTGGAACTGGGGTGCTTGATGTGGTAGCAGTGACGCCTTCACCGACCAAGACATAGCAGGCTTGGTCAGACCAGACCACGACACCTTGAGGGCCCGCAGACCATGTGCCGGTCACACCAGCAGTGCCAGTGTAAGAAATGGATTTGGCTGGAAAATCAGCATCGGCCAGTGGGTTAAGTAATTCCATGATGTTTCCTTATGCTAAGTATTTCAGTTTGTACAACGTGCGAAGATAAATTTCAACAATATTATCTATCAACTGTTGCAACGAAGAATCTGACTTGTCTGCAACCTTATACCGAGCGCCTTCGATTTCAGCCAACGAGCTTTCTAAAAACTCAATGATGTTGGAAGTCTTGCTTGCCGAATGCAAGGTAATTGGGCCGATCAAACCATGACGGCCTTGGTAGGCTTCAGCAAAGTCATCTGCCGCGCCAACAATGCGATCATAAAAAATGTTAAGTGCTTCGTGCTTGCTAAAACTGCGGGTGTTTAAGTGAACGCTGTGCGTCACGTCCCGTGCTAGAAACAGCACACCTAAAAAATCAGCGGCTTTCATTGTGGCATTCCCATTTGTTGTTCAGGTGGCATCATCTCGCCTTCAGGTGGCATCATTTCTTGCTGAGGCATCTCAGGCATTTCATTGATCATATTTTGCGATTCCATCGCCGCAGCGACCACGCCCATTGCAATATCTTGAATCTGTTGCTCAGTCATACCAGCCTGCACCGCAGCAATTCGCTTGGTTTCGGCTTCGTACATTTTAACTTCGGCTTCAAAATCTTTGCGTTGCATTTCTTGCGCTTCAATCGACTTGCCGACGTTTTTAAGCATCTCATGCAACTGGTCAAGCTCTTGACCCATTGCCTGCATCTGCTGTTCAGCCGCTTGCAACTCTGGCGGCTTGTCGCCGTCTTCCATGAGCTTAGGATCGATGGTCTTGGCAAACCGTTTGGCCATCTCTTGCGCGCCTGGCCAATCCATGTTTTTGACGAACAGGTCACCGGCCACTTGCCACAATTGTGGATTGCCTTGCAACAGTTGGGCCATTGCTTCCAAGGCTTCTTGGCGCTTGGTCGCGTAGCCTGGGCCGGTGGCCACCACCACATCGTACTTGCCGACGTTGGGGTTGTAAATTTTGTCGATCACAATGTCAGGATTGTTCTGATCGGTAATCTTGCGGACGGCTTCCGGCTGATCAGGGTTCAACTTGACCATTTTGGTTTCACCGTCAATGCCGATGATGCGAGCCACGCGTTGGGTGTCGTAAATCTTGGGGATCAAGTCCACCAACTGACGCACGATATGACGCACACCACGGGCCAAGTTGTCGCCGTAGTGGTAAGTGCCCACATCGCCCTCGCGCTGGCGAGCCAAAATGGCTTTGCCTGAGCGTTCATTGGATGACATACCCAAAGATGCGTTGTATTGGCCGGTAGACGCTTTGATGTCTTCAGACGCGCCAGCTTTGGCTTGCAACAGACCGCTGGAGGCCATTGGTGGTTGGGCACGTGCAGGCAACGGCAAAACAGCACCTTGGCCGTCGGTCACGTCTGGGTTGACCTCCAAATACGGCCAATTGGTCGTGTTTGCGGTCTTCCACTGGGTTTCGTAGCCTTCAAACTGGCCACCGTAGCCGATGAATGGTGCCTTGGGTGCCAAGGCCAGCATTTCTGCTTCTTGGCTTACCCAGTAGTTGTACATGCGCTGGGCATCCTTGGCGTTACGCACCAAGCCCGACACATACAAGCGGCCATCGACTTCAAACTCATTGCCAACGATGCGAACTACGGGGATGTATTTCCCCGCCCAATCGCGTTCTTCAAGAATTTCATAGCCGTTAATCTTGCAGTATTTAACTTGGACACGATCAGATTGACGAGATTTTTTAGGTTTTCCATAAATTTCTTTCAGTTGTTTGTCTTCTGGTGTGCCTTCAAAAGCGGTCACGTTTCCAGGGTACAGGTTAAGTTTTTCTTTGGTGTAGTCAAGGTAGTAATAGTCAGCCACCCGCACGGTGTCTTCGGTGAGCCATTGGTTCAGATTTTGATCGCCCACGCCCAGCGATTGCAGTGTGGTGATGGGCGCTGAGTTAGGGTATTTGCGGGCGTATTCGTCTTTGGGGATGTCTTCAGTGATCAAGCACCATTGTTGATCCGCGCCGGTCGGGTCTTGGATCGTTGGATCCATGTAGACCGAGAAGCTGTTGCGTACACGGCCAATCTTGATGTCTTGGTCAAACGTGTTTTCGTCGCAATATTCGGTCAGGATGCGGATGTAACCTTCGCCGTAGGAGACTTGGTTTTCACACGCTGTATCGTACGCGACGTCAGCATCGCTGATGTATTCGATGTGTCTGACCATGCCGTTGAAGATTTCGGCGACTTCGACGTCTGCGTGGTCGTCGGCTGGAATAACCTTGCCACTTGGGCGGTTCTGCCTTTGGTCATTGGTCACCTGTCTTACGTGCTGGGGTAACTTATTGATCGTCAGGCACGGCCTGGCGTTGATTGTTTGGCCTTGCACAGCGCCACGGGTGGCCAACACGTCCGCTGGCCACTGCCAGCGGTTGTCGGGTGAGCCAGCGTAGAACTTTAAATCGTCGATCTCATCTTCACGGGATTCAGACAACGCCCCAATCGCCATGTTGAGACGAGTGCGCGCGGTGGACAAGATACTGGATTCAGTCTTCTTATCCCCACCGTTGGCCACAGCACCTGCTGCGGCGATGCCTGTGTAATCTGCCATTATTTTTTCTTCTTTTCTGCTTCGCGTTTAACTGCGTACGCAATAGCTACGGCCTGCTTGACTGGCTTGCCAGC